GGTGGTCAGTCTGCCCAGATATTCCAGACGGAGGCTGGTCAGTGTACCGGGAAGGTGGAGCAGCGTCACGGGAGAACCCTTGGCAAGCACCACGCTCTGCACCTGCGTACCGCGGGCCTCAAGTTCTTCCAGCTTGGTCTGCGCACTCAAATCCAGCTCGGTACTGGTACTTCCCCCGGTTTTCGCCTGTGCCTGGTTACGAAGGTTGAGTTTACGTAGCTGCTTGCAGTTGCCGATGTTCAACCACCAGCCGGTACTGCCGTTGCCGGAACTTTGAAGGTTCAGTTCGCGCAGCACGGTACATTTGCCTAGGTCGAAAGCGTTTTTCAGGTGGTCGGCGGCCCCGCTCATATCCAGCACCTTCATACGGCTCGCGCCATAAACCCTCAAGGGATCGTTCACCGTATAGGCACCGGTGATGGAAAGACTCGCAGCCGCATCTTTCTTGATGATGCCGGTATTCCCTATATTCGGGCTGTTGTTCGTACCGTAGCCGAAAGCATAAACCTCGTTGGCCGTAATCTTCAGCACGTCGGGGGTGTCAGCAGCCGTACGTGCCAGATAGAGGTCGATGTTGTCACTGGTGAAATTGCTCGTGCCGTACTTGGCATCCAGAAGGGCGAAACGATTACGCACGAAATATTCACGGTGCGCACGGTTACTGCCCTGAAGGGCGTAGATGAACGGCCACACCTTGCCGTACATCTCCTGCGTGGCGGGCAGGATGTACTTCAGCTCGCCGCTCTTGTTATAGGCACGGTCGCACCAGTTGCCCGCCTGCTCCACGTTCAGCATGTCCAGGACACGGCTGGTGGTAAGTACACCGCGAAGAGCCTGCGCCTGTGTCTTCAGGTCAGCGTCCAGGTTGGCCAGAACGAGGTTCCAAAGCCAGCTGTCACGGCCTTCAAAGGCATATTTCCCGGCCTCGGCGTCATAAGTGTCGCGGTCGGTGGTGTAGTCATACACCAGGAAACAGTCGTTACGTTTTCCCATCTGGGTATCACCGTCGTAGTAGGTGATGTACCATATCAGGCCGTCCCACGTGCGCAGCATCATGTTCTTCGCACGCTGGTCAACGGCAAGGAAATAGTCCGTCCAGAGGTAATACGTCAGCAGGAAAGCCTTGTCGAAATAGTCACTTATCTCGTCCCTGAACTTCTCGCTCTTAAAAGTGGAGAGGTCGGCGCTCGTCGCACCGTCCGGAACACACGAGCGTATCCATGCGTACAGCCGTTTCACGGCCGTACGCTGCGACTCGTCAAGGCCCGCCCATTTCACATCATCCGGAACGTTGGTCTCGGCACCGGCATCAAACACCTCCTCCAGATGAGCGTCACTTGTGGTCTTGAAAAGGCACATGGCCTCGGTATTGTTCAGCATTTCCAGAGTGAGGGGACAGGCAGGATCGTAACCCTCCACGCCACTAAGGCCGAACAGGTCGCCGCTCTTGCTTTTCTCGTTGTTGAAGTTGTATTGCCCCACATAGTTGTTCTCGCCGTCCTCCGCAGCCGCCACAAACACGTCGATAGGCACACCGTCGATAGCGGTACGCACGGTGACCGCGTTCAAATCGCTGCCGCCCGTCTCGTACTGGTAACGCTGCGGAGGGGTGAGAAGCCCCATCTCCTTCAGCACGTCGTTGAACAGTTTGGCACCGCCTGTGTTCAGCGACATGGACGAGTCGGAATAATCACTCTTCAGACAGATCAGGTTCATGGCGATGCCACCGGGACGGACGGGATATTTCTTTTCCGCCTGCTCCTTGCCGCCAACGGTGAAGCTAAGGTTCGTGCCGCCCTTGCTGATATAGATACGGATGTTCTTGCTCGGATATTTCGTGGAACTGGTACCCTGAATACGGATATAACAGTCACGGAGCACGAAGTCGTATTCGGATCCGAAAGGGGAGTAATAGAAGATATCCGCCGAAAAGTCCGTCTTCTTGTTGTTCTCGGCATACACGTCATCGAGCTTGTTCTGGCGCACGATACGCAGCACCCCCTTGCCTTTGGCACGCAGCTTGTCCATATCCACAGTGTCGGTATCACCCAGGATATCGTTCTCCTCGTACAGCGCGATCATCTCCTCACCGTCCGCACTGTCCACCATCCGGTTCTCCAGTTCCTCGTCGTCACTCAACCGACGGGTATAGATACGCACGCTCTTTACCTCCACGTCCGCCCCGGCGCTGTCAATGGTGATATATTTCGGATTGTCCTGGCGGAAGCTGAAGGCGTTGTCGTAGATGTCGGCACCGGTACGGTTGCCGTCCACATAAAGCTCCATCAGACGGCTCTCATTGCGGGTACCCACCATGAGGGCCACCTTGATCCACCGGTCTTCCACATAATTCGTGCCCAGCTTGATCTCACGCTCCACCAGCTCGTCGTCCTCGTTGGTATAGGACACTTTCTCACCGGTCTTGAAACTCGCTTCCGAAGGGGTGATATAAAGCCCCTTGCCACTGTCGAGACAGTCCACAACTGCGGTATCGCTGTCAGTGGGATTGCTTACCCGGAGGGTCAGTTCAATGGTCAGCCCCGTACTTTTCACATCGGTGGCAAAGGGCCGGTAGCCGATGACGGCTTTCGCACCGTTGGTCAGCTTCAGCGCCTCACCCGTCCAGCCGTTGCTGCTCCAGTCGAAACCAGAAAATGTCGTATGTATGTCGCCATAATCCCAGGCTCCCGGATCGGATTCGCTGTTGCTCCGCCCGGCTGCCGAAAGTTTCAGTACAAGCCCGGCGGTAGTTTCCTGCAAGTCGATCCCGCTTTCCGTTACGTCGATATAAAACGGGTATTCCGTGGCCCCCGTCTTAAATTTCATAGTGATCTCGCCCTGCTCCGTAAAACGGTTGGTATATGTCTGCGTAGTACGGGCCACACTGACAGACTGCGTTTTCACCCCGTCCCGGTAAACGTCCATTTGAGCCGGCGTTGCGTCAGGATCATAAGCCACAAAGTCAAATTTTACCTGTTCGTACTGCCCCGCTTCCAAGCGCGGAACAAGATGGTCCTCCGTAAAAATACGGCCGTCCGGAAAACTCATCATCGTGCCGATGAACGGTGCCGATCCTCCGGATTTCAGAATATCAATATAGATACTTTCAGACTTTAACACGAGATCGGCGGAAGCCTCCATTTCGGCAACCATTTGAACGGTATTCCGGCCGGTCACAAGCGAAGAGGGGGACAAACTGAAACTGCCGTTTGTCGTTCCCGATCTTGTAATGGTGTGCGCGTTCTGTTGCCGGCCGTTCAGATAAAGCGTGACGACCTTTGTTCCGGAACCGCTCACGGCATAAGGGATATTAATCGTGTCGGCCAGGGTATAACCGCCTGCGGCTATGGCCCCGGCCAGATTGTAAGAGCTGGTAAGGGAAAGGCTGACAACCTTCACGGATGTAAACGCCTGTCGGGTCTGTTTCTTGCCGGTAGTCGGATCGGTTGTGGTTGCCACTACGTAAATATCGGTATTCCCAACAAGCAAGTAACTTGAAAGGTCCAGTTCGTAACTGCCTTTGGAAACATCGCTGACCGTCTGGGAATACATGGTAGTTGTTCCACGCCTGATCGTAACGGTGATATCCGCCTTTTGCCCGGTAGATTCCCCCTTTTCATCCCCCGTGGTGTATTGGTGATCGTATGTATAAGTAAGACGGGCGTTTCCGCCTTCCTTGATTATGGCGTTATCTACAGCCGCATTCAAGACAATTTTAGTAGCCACCGTTTCGCCGGAACCTCCACCGGAACCGGCCGGGATATCCACGGCGGTAATTTCCGCGCCGCTTTTGTTCTGGAAAGACAGACGGACGGATGTTTCATCCTCGCTTACCTCCGCATTTACGTTAAACAGCGTGGAAGCGTCCACCTCGTTAAAACGGGCGGTTACTACCTTGTTTTCTACCGGATTGGTGGAATCGGCGGACAAAGTCTCGTCCACTTCCAGGATATCCACGTTTACATTCACATTACCGGCCGCGTCCGGCGTCTGCTTCTCGCCGTTTACCGTTACGCTCTTTACCGTTCCTTTGCCGCCGAACTCTTCCCAGCTCGCCTCCTGGTCCCAGGCATCCAGGGCGGTTCCGGTAAACTGGTACGTCTCCCATTTGCCGAGCGATGTTTCAAAGGTGATGACACGCCCCCGGCCGCGCCACTTCTCCGGTACCGCGGCAATG